ACCTATACCTTCCCGACGCCATATAAGATGGCTCCATTCTCCTGCACAGCGACGCAGACTGGCGGAACGAATGCCGTTGGGACGTTCGCCACTTCATCGCTCACCGCAACGGGAGCAGTGTTCACGTTCTCGCTGACACCCACGGCCAGCAGCACGGAAATCGTTTTGATTACTTGCGTAATACCATAGGAGGCAGAATGACAAAAGGCAGATTACTACTCGGGCTGTTTTGCTTGGCGCTAGTGTTTGGCTTGCCGCATTTTTCGCGCAGTCAAACTTCATCGGTGAAAGTGTTTTACGTCGCTACGGCGGTGGATGCGAATGGATTTGAGTCGGTCAATTCCAATGAGGCAAGCTGCACTCTTACGCCCACGACTCCAAAGTGCAATTTGTCCTGGACAGCGAGCACAAGCATAGTTGCCGGATACAACATCAAGAAAAGCAGCGTGACCGGAGGACCGTATACGAAAGTCAACACGACACTGATTACCGGGCTGACTTACGTAGATGTGTATCCAGCCCCAAACCCTCCGGTGGTCCTTCAGGGTGCTCCAGGTAGTTGACTGGATACCGTGTTGGACTGTAGTCATTCAGCAGGAAGTCCGGGGTGTGTTGTTGTGGAGCAACAATAATGAAAATATGGCCTTGGTCAAAATTCGGTGAACTTGAAACCAGGATTAAAGACCTGGAAGAGCATTTCGTAATAAAACGAGATGCTCATGGCAATCCGACCCAGACCTTGGCTGATATTCCGGTTGAGCAACGGTCGGATATGCGGAAGAAGTTGAGCACCCGTGGGATGTCCTGGCCGCAGAAGCAAAAGATTCTTGAAATGACGGAAGGCGGGAGGAAAATAGGATGAGTGCTGACCGGATAACTGAGGCTCTACGCCCGACCGAAAAAGAACTTGACGCCCAGCGTATTGAGATTGAATGCGTCGAGCCTCCTGGCGGGAAAGCCGGCGGGTATATTGTCCAGGTGTATCCGAAGCGGAAGGAAGAAAAGAAGAACAAGAAAACAGATAGTCCAATTGGATTTTGTGAACCAATTAAGCGGGTGTTTGAGACAGAAGAGGCAACCCTCGCTTATATCAAGAAAGTTTTGTAAGGAGGAATTATGGATGAGGAACGGCATTACATGAATCCCGCGAGAGGCTCCCACATGCGCGGTGAGGATGAAGACAAAGGAAGGAGTGGCGGCAAGTCCAAGCACCCGCAAATCCATATTCATTCTCATGCAAAAGGCCACACCGTACATATCATGCACGGTGATGGCCGGCACGAAGAGCACGAGCATGAGCGGGGTGACACGAAAGGAATCAAGCAGCACATCGACATGCATCTCGGCGCTGGCAATACCGGCCAGGACCATGGTGAAAATGATGGTGCTGGCGATGAATTGGCTGGTTTGGGTATTTAAGAAATCTTGACGCGGCTAAGGCCGCGGACAAAGAAGGAAAAGGAGAGCACTAGTTATGAAAAGTAAATTGTTGATGCTAGTCAGCGCTCTGCTGCTGTCCGCGGCAGGCGTGTTTGGGCAAGGAACATTCCCTGGTAATTCATTGCAGAATAGTCCTCTGCACCGGGTCGGTGGAGTTTTCAATGCTTTGGGGTACAGCACTTGGTCGAGTGTTTTGATATCAGGAAACACTTCAACCGGTGCCGGAGTATCAGTTGTTATCTATCCTGGTTCAATGACAGCAACAGAAACCCTGGCTGATGGGTCAGCGGTTCCGCTCACTGTTGTATTCAACACGAACACTCCGATTCTTGTCGATGTTGGCCAAGGTAATGCGGAAGTTGTGACTCCGACTTCTGTCAGTTTTGGTCCGTGTCCGGCAGGTAATCTAGGTGTCGGTGGCGGCGCCACTTGTGCGACTGTGACCGGAACCTTTAACAATACGCATGGCCAATCAGCTATCGTTACTTCCGGAGACTTCGGAATTGAAGAAGCTATTACCGATGCCGGGAACCAGGGCGGCGGTATTGTATTCTGGATGGTGGATACCGGGATTGTGACTCTTAATACCGGTGGTCTTACTACTACCACTACGACAAAGGTTCCTACTACATTCTATGGAATTGGCGCTGCGGCTAGGGTCACGACTACTATTACCGGGTCAACCGCCTGGCTAGTAGGCATAAGCGGGTCCACAGCGTCTTTCTGTAGTTCAAACTCAACTTTAACAGCTGGTACCACTTGTATTGCGAACCAGGCTGCGCCGGCTGTTGTTGGCACTACCCAATCTCTTACTTCGGTTCTTATCACAGCAACTGTAGCTAACGCTACGGCTGGCGCTGTAAAAGTGAGAGTCTGGGGCTATACTCCGGTTCAACCGGCGTCATAAAATGCCTTCGCAAGAAATCATGCCTCTCTTCAGAGCCGGAAAATTGCACTCCGGCTCTGGAGGGATTGTGACAAATCCGAAGCAGGCTGTGGCAATCAAATATTCATATGAAAGAAAAGAACGCAAACCGCATGTCGGAGTAAGAAAGAAGAAACATGGCCGTTGATGATGACATTGACGTGATGCTTCGCGATGGTGATGAAGATACCACCACCGCTGATGATGAACAGGACCTGGATGAAGCATCGTCTGAGGACCCGCTGGAAGACAAGCCTGAACTTCAGAAAGCACTTATAGATTTATATGAAAAGTGCAAGGGTGAGGACCGATATCAGAGATTGATTGAAGTCAAGGATGTCAAGCAGTCTGAGTTTTACTGGACTGGCCGCCAGTATATCTGGTGGAGTAATGATGATAAACAGTGGAACCTACCGACCCAGCAGGCGTCGAATTATGGTGACCTGAATATTGAGGATATGCCACGGTTTGAGTTTGTCACAAATATCTACCAAGCTCGAGGTTTGATGGTTATTGGTGCTGTAGCTGGAGCACCGCCACGGGTACGATTCTTTCCTGATGATGCAGATGATGCTGATGACATTGAAACCGCTGAGGGACGCACGAAGCTTACAAAACTCATTGAACGATGGAATCCGCTTTCTCAGATGTTACAGCAGGAAACTTATCATGCTTATACCGGAGGATTAATTTGTTGGTGGACTCGGTATGTTGCCAATGGTGAGAAATATGGATTTGATTCAACGGAGTTATTGAGCCAGGGTGAAGAGCAAGTGGATGAAAGCATAAAGTGTCCAAAGTGTGGTTGGTCGGCGCCGGCCATGAATGCCGAGCCGCCAGTGCCGTGCCCGGTTTGCGGTACCCAGCTTACAGAAGATGATATCGTCGAAGAAGAACCGATGCCGACGATTGAGGAAACCGGTATTCAGAATATTCCCAAAGGTCGCCAGGTAATTAGTATTTATGGAGCTCTTAATTGTTGCCGGCCACAACATGTTGATTCTCAATCTGACTTTCACTATTTTGGAATTGAAGAAGAAGTGCATTATTCAAAGTTACGTGCGGCATTTGAACAAGTGGAAGATAAAATCACTCCTGGTTTGAATCAGGGAGCAGATGATATTTTTGAACGTAATGCTCGTTTGTCAGTTTCAGGTAATACCAGACTCTATACACAGACAGGGGCGAATCAGGCGAATCTTTGTACTTTTGTTCGCTGTTGGTTCCGGCCGACTGCATTTAAAATTCTTGAAGATAAAGCCCATCGCAAAGAACTTCTTGAGATTTTTCCGCGGGGAGTTCGTATTGAGTTTACTGGTAATGTATTTTGTAAATCTGAAGCAGAATCAATGGACGATGCTATTGTCACTCAGCATGCAATGCCTGGCCGCGGCCAGCATCGGCCGGCTATCGGAACTTCGATGTTGTCAATCCAGGACCGGGTGAACACATTTTCAAATATTGAAGCAGAGACTTACGAATATGGCATTCCAATCACATACCGTGCCGCTGATACTTGGGACTCGGGTGCTGACGATGAGCAGCGAGCAGCTCCGGGCTTGGAAGTTGAAGTTGCTCTCAGAGCCGGAGAAAATATTCAGCAAAGAATCATGCAAGTCCGGGCAGATTCAGTTTCTCCGGATATGGCCGAGCATACAAAAGAGCTCATAGGTCCTATTGCAGACCAGCTGAGCGGAGCTTACCCGGCTGTCTCCGGGTCCGGCGAAGCTAATCCTGATACTCTTGGCCAGCAGGTAATGCAACGCGATCAGGCTATGGGCCGCATGGGCATCTTTTGGGTGAATCTGCGCCAGGGCCATGCTGATATAATGACTCTGGCTTGCCGTTGCTTTGAGGCTCACTCCGATGGTATTGTAAAGGTACCAGTGCTTGGAGAGTCTGGAGATTTTGAATCTGAATCAATTGATGTTACTGCACTGGAAGGAGAGGCAGAAGCTTATCCTGAAGGCGATGAACATTTCCCTGAGACTATACAGCAGCAAAAAGCGACCATGATGCAAATCATGGATACCCCACAGGGAGCAACTTTAGCTCAAGACCCAGAAAATGCTGAGATATTTGCAAAGTTGATTGGTATCTGTGGATTAAAAATACCGGGTGTTGATTCACGCCAGAAGCAGCTAAAGGAAATTTCTGAACTTATCAAAATTCCTGAAGGTGACGATATCATGGAAGCTCTTGCTCCCATGGTTGAAGTTGACCCGGAGTGCGATGACCATACTGTTGAAGCTGCAACTTGCAAATGGTGGTTGAATTCTGCAAAAGGACAGAAGTGCAAACGGGAAAACCCGATGGGATGGCGTGCAGTTAAGGAACATATGCTGAAGCACCTGGCAGCCATACCAAAACCGGAACCTCAAAATAAACCGTTGAGCCCGACAATGACCACGGCTTATAAAGACTTGCCGCCGGAAGCCCAAGCACAATGGCTTGAGAAAGAATTTGGTATCAAAGTAAGTCCTCAAGATTTTATACAGCAGGTTTTGTTGGAACAAGCCAAGAAGTCAGGTGGTAAACCCGCACCGGGGCAGGAGCCCCCGGCCGCGCGGCCTACGGGTCAGCCGGCGAATGTTCCTGTAGGCGGGGTGTGAGGAAATATGGATGGCGATGAACTGTTGTTGGAAACTCCGGCAGCTGGTAATGAAGGTGGGGATGGTGGTGGTGCAGGTGCTGGTGATGACCTTGACCTTGGCTTAGAAGAAACTGGAGAAGGTGGAACTCTAAAAGAAGGTGAAGAACCTGGAGAAGGCGAACTTCGTGAAGGTGAAGAACCTGGAGAGAAGCAACCTGAAGAAAAACAGGACGATAAAGAAGAACCGCAGTTAAAAGAATTTCATGGAATGGTTTCGGCCAAACTTCGCAGCATCATTAAAGATGCTCCGGAACTTGCCCAGGTGTTCAAGAAATATCCCGCGGTGCAGGCCAGGTTTGAACGAATTGCCAGGCGAGAAGCTGCGCTCTCTGAAGTCTGGCCGACGATTGCTGAAGCCCAGCAGATGCGGGATGAGTTCCCGAACGGTCAGGCCGATGTCCAAGAACTAAGGAATGAAGCGAAAGAAATTGTTGAACTTGACAACGCTTTTGACACTCCTGGTGAAGAAGGAGACTATCCTGGTCACGAACAACTCATCAAGAACTTTGTTGACCGGGACAAAACCGCGGCGATTGCTTTATTCAAGCGGCTACCGATTGAATGGGCGAAAGTCGACAAAGAGAGTTACAATGACGTCATGCGCCAGGTGGTCGCCGCCACGTTCCAGAGCAGGAATATCCCTGACTTTATAAACCGGACAATTGCTGACGCGAAGAAAGCTGACAATCTAGAACTTGAAGAATTCGCCACGACTCTTTTCAACTGGGTGGATGGGTTCTTCAAGGAAAAGCCGAAACCGTCAGAGGAAGAACAGCGTTTGGCTCGCGACCGTGCCCAACTGGCAAAAGACCGCCAGAAGGACAGCCGTGACAGCCAGCAACGGTTCCATGCTACTTTTAGAAGTGAAAGCATGAAACTGCAAACCGACATTATCAAAAGTCATAAGGTAATTCAAAAACTTATGACTATCAAGAGTGTGCCGCAAGAAAAGAAAGATGCCATTGTCAACGGTATCCGGTCAGCGATGGAGAAATTCCTCTCGAAGAGCCCGTCGTTCATGAACAAGTTGCGGCCGGCGTACCAGAAGCAGAATTTACAGGAGACGACCGCGCTCCAGAAGAATGCTTGGTCCCAAGCTTGGCTTCTGAACCGCATGGTCCGAATGGTTTTGCAGAAAGAGGTTCCTCAAATGGTTTCTAGCAATCGGGAAGCTGTACGGCGCCGCGCAGGGGCGCCCGTACGGTCAGCAGCACCCGCAAATAAACCCGGCGAAAAAAGAGACGCTGCGCCCACGCGTCCATATCAGAAGGATGGGCGTTGGTACAAACCGGATGGACGGCCGTTCACATCGGCTGAAATCCTTGCCGGAAAACACGAGCAGTAAAATTTGATTTGAAAGGACTTTAGACGATGGCTTCTCCAAGTAATATTCAGAGCATCTCCTTGCAGCTTGAAAAAGTCCGGAAGCGTGTGCCAACGGCTTACGAGCAAGAGCACGTTCTTCTGGATATGATTGACAAGCGCGGCGATGTGATTGATGCATCAACACGAAACATCCGCTTGCCGCTCCTGGTTCGCCCGGGAGGCAAGGGTTCTCAAGGTACCGCGGACTTCGACGACATGGGCCGCGGGTCTGGTTCGACCTGGGACGTTGGAACATTGTCCACGATGCAATTCCGTTGGGCTTTTGAAGTCTCGAAGCTTGCGGAATATGCAACCAAGGGCAATGACAAGGCTGTTGAGGACGTGGCTGTCCGTGAAGTCGCGGAAGCTATGAAAATGTTCAAACGGTTCCTCGATTGCGTGTACCAAACCAATGGCACCGGCCAGCTGGACAGTATCCAGAGTCTCCCCGGAGGCACCACGATTGGCGTGGTGAACCCAAACAGCTTCTATTTTAACCAGGACATCCAGGTTTACCCAACTGGTTTGGCTTCCGCTTCCCGCGGGCTCTGCACTGTGACCCAGGTAGACCCGCTTTTGAAGACCATTACGGTCAACGCACTTCCTCCGGGGACAATCGTTGGCGACGCCCTGGTTATCAACATTTCTCAAGGTTCTGGCGGGGCAAACCCAGTCTCTCTTGAAGGATTGTTGTATAACCACGTGGACTCTGCCTCCGGTTCCTGGAACAACCTGGCCCGCTCAACGTATCCGGAAGTCCTCAAGACTCCGCACGTTGCCGCTGGCGGGGCAACTATCACTCCAGCTCTTCGGCGTCTCGGTGAGAATAAGCTTCGGCGTGTTCTTGGCGTGGACTTTGATGAACCGATGGTTGCGTACATGAACGTGGACCAGGAAGCTGCGTGGGAAAATGTGGGCATTGCGGTTTCCACAATCATCCAGAATCAGATGGGTGGTGACAAGTCCGAGGATATGCTGAAACGTCGGCCTCCGAAGACTTTTGGTGGCATTCCAATCAAGACCAGTATCCATGGTACGATTCAGCGCATTGATGTCCTTTGCCTTAAGCACTGGGGCCGTGGCGTCACGAAGGAAGTTGACCTCTTTGAGGAAGGCGGGCAAACCGTATTTCAATTGTACGGGCAGTCCGGTGGCCTCCTGGCAGGTTATATTTCTTATTTCGACACGGTTTTCAATGTGTTCATGGATTGCCCACGATTCGGGTTCTTTTTCGACGGCCTGGCTTTGCCGGTTGGCGGATACTAAACTTTAATCTTGGTGGCTGCTAGGAGAAGAAAGCAGTTACTGAGCGCTGAATAGGGAGTTTCTATTGGAACTCCCTATTTCAAGAAAGGAATGAAATGCAGACTTCAGATGCAAAGCGAGTCGGCGCTATGTCCGACGAAGAGCTGGAGGCAAATCCGCACCTTGAAAAACTTCCGGATGACACTCACATTGTGAGTGGAACTCTTGAAGGTCACGGGGCGACGGAGATTGCATCGGCAAAAGCACAGCTCAGCGCGAAAGTTGTCAAACTTGCCCGCACCGAATCTGGTGGGGTCGAGTATCAGTTGGCAATTTTCGTGTCTGAACCAACGGCGGCCGCGGCAGTACCCGCGAAGTCGGTTGAAGACCCATCCTTCCTGGAAGCGGTCGAGTATTTTGTGGGCAAGGGCCTATCGGATACCGACTCTCGCAAGAAGGTCAATGAGTTCGGCATTTCTCGAGTTCTTGCAGCTAAGAACCGAGAGCTGGACGCCAACCTGGATGCTTTGCTGGAGAAGAAGAGCAAGTGAAGTCTAGGTCCAATGAACCTATCGAACATCATGAGTGTCCGATAGATGTTGCGGAGCGCCTCAAGTCCGCCGGAGGGGTAAATCCCTTCGGCGGGCCAATGTTCCGTGTAATTTGGGGGTATGACCGGATTGTTCCTATTCATGGTTTGTGGCAAGAGTTTGAACAATTTAAAGTAGCTCTTACAGCTATTCCTGCTGAAGTACCTGTATCCGACGGAGAACCGGTAGTTTATGTCAATAAAGAACTTGTGGATGCCGGAGTAACTCTTGGAACTACTCATGAACGTGTTGTAACAAGATTAGTAAGAGAAGTTATTGAAACTCGCCACTTGCCAAAATATCTTCCAGGGAATTGCTGGCATTTGGAAATGTGGCGTCATCCAGAAGAATATGGTTCCCCTGAACAATGGGGCAAAGCAGGTGAAGAAGTTGTTGGTACGATGACTATTGATACAGCTGGCCCATATCCAGAACGTGGAGAATATGAACTTTGTTATTCATTGACAACTGATGGAACGAGTCATGGAGACCGGCTTCCGCTTATTCCAGAAGTTGTTACTGAAATGGTCAGGATGATTGTTGTTGGCCGCGAGCGATTCAATTATTTGCAGCGGCGGGCGGCAATTGAGCAGGAGGAGCGAAGAAAAGAAGAAGGTTTTGTCAGGGTCGCACAGGACATGCTGAAAGACCAGTTGCGGCCTTATGCAGGAGAAGCAAATATAGTAGTACCGTAGCAAAACTACGAAGGAGATAAAAATGTCACAAGCAGCAATTGTAATCAATGTTTCAAATCACGAACAGGCTCATGCAAATGGCTTGTCGGGAAACTTCATTGTGCCGGCGAAAAAGTCAAATGAAAAGTTCGGTATGTTAGTTATCTTTCCTACTCCTGAAATTCAGGATATTGGCGATGGTCGCAAAGTGGTTCACTGGTTGAAGGCTATGCCCATCGCCATGGACGTCGTAGGGCTACGGTCGGATGCTGCGGCGCATGGCCTGGGAGTTTCTGGAACGAAGGAGAAGTGGGGAATTATGCTTTGTGAAGCAGAACCTGACCTTCCAAAGTCCCTTATCAAAGTTCTTGAAGATGAAATGGATTTTCTCAACAATAACCCGCCGGATACAAAGATGCGCCTTGATGCAAAGACAAAAGCGGTTGTGGCGACGAATGTTGAAGATGTTTCTGTTCGCGATGAGAAAATCAGGTTATCGGACTTGGTTGCTTCTGAAAAGCAAGATTTTCTTGATTACTGCCGGCGGCTGGTTACGAAGGCAGAAATTGACAAAGCGAACCGTTTGCTTCAGCTCGAAGATCAACGCCTGGTTGCTGAAGGTGACCGGATGTGGGCTCGGCCGGCGGAGCAACAGAATATTAATGAACTCCATCGGAATGCTTGTACGCGTCTTGGCCAGGAGCGTCCCTGGTCATATATTCCGCAGCAGCTTGTGGATTGCCCAGGATGCGGAGCAAAAATCAAAGAAAATATCTTGTCTTGCCCGCAATGTGGCGGCTGGCTGGATGAAGGAATTGAGAAACTTCGCCTGATGGAGTCGAAGGTTCGAGCAGTTAAGATGTATCCGAACCGGGATGTCCAACCAGTAGGAGCAGGTTCAAAAGGATAACTAGTGCCAATTCTTCCTAGCACCGCGTACGTCACCGCTGAAACGGTTCTTAATCGTATCAGGATGATTCTGAACGATTCAGAAGTCGCCGGCGGTGACGTGCTTACAGATACTGCGCCATTTACATTTGATGTATTGAATAGCGCGTTTGAGCGGGTGCAGAAAGAACTTGCAATTTTTGGTGTTGAGACTTATGCGACGGAAACCTGGATGCTGGCGGTTCCAGTTCCTCTTGTTTCTGACCCGGAAGCCAGAGTGATTATCAATGACCAGGGTACTTCAACGATTTATCCAAGTGGAGTAGGAAATACTTTTTCATTGACTCCGCAGCTTCCAACAGATTTAGTTGTTCCTCTTATATTGTGGGAACGGCAGAATGGAACAAATAATTTCACCGGTCCAAAGATGAAACAAATGCCAGATGGTTTGCTGAATATGATACAGCAGACATTCTTAGTTGATTGGCAATGGTTAAATGACGGGATTTATCTTCGTGGCGCCCTCCAGGTCCAGGACCTCAAGATGCGCTACGAAAAGCAGCTCTTGCAGCTTGCTGCTGTAACCGACCCTGTGCCTATCCGTGGGGTTCTAAACGCTGTTGCTAGGGCCGGAGCGCAGGTCTTTTGCGAATCCAGGGGAGGAGCAGTCAGCCCGCTCTTTGCAAAAGAAGCAGCTGATGAAATATTTCTGTTGCAGGCAATCTCAACACGCCGGCGACAGCGTAGGCAGGTCCGGCGCAAGCCATATTCAGGTCGTGGCGGCCGCGGGCAAGCCGGAGGGCCGATAGTTTAAGGAGGAAATATGTCTTTAGCTGTTGCAATTAGTTATGTGAAGTCAGACGGGCAGCTTATTCGCGTCGGGTTCAATCTTACTCCATCTGGGAACTATGTTCCTGGTGGGGATACGGTAAACCTAGCTACAGCATCACAGGACCCGTCATTTATTGGGTCAGTGGCTGCAGTTGAATCGTTGGGCGCTCCAATCAGTTTGGACATCTGGGATGCTGGTGGCGGGATTCAGTCTGGACTTTTTCCGGTTCTTGGAACAAATCTGACAAATAGCAAGATGAAGGTAATTACGGCTTTTAATACTGAAGCTGGTGCTGTTGCTTATTCCGGCCTTGGAATTGTGAAGGCTATCGGTGAGGCAGTTTTCAACAAAGTATAAACGGGGGTTGTCTTGCTATACGCAGACCTACTTGACGTTCCGATTGAGGTCTTTGGCGGATATACTCCTGCAATTCCACCGCAGAACCTTCCGCCAGGGGCCTCTCCTTTTTGTCAGGATGTTGAATTTCCAATGGGTTCTGTCCGCCAGCGTGGAGGTTTGCAGAATTCTTTTCCATTTGCGACTTTTCCACCGACAGCTGCTATAAATGGTTTAAAGACGTATAGTACTCCTACTCTTGTAAAACGTCTTATGGTTTGGGATTCATTTGGAAATCTTTATAAAGAAAATCCACAAGGAGTTCTTAATCTTCTTTTTTCTCGGCCACAAGGAGCAAATACTCTTTATCAGTCAACCACTTTGTTTGGTCGTGAATATCAAGCTTTCTTGTCAAATTTAGGAAATGCCGTTGATATTCCTCGCCAATATGATGATACAAACTGGGATAGAGTAAGCCAGATAGGACCTGGAGCGGCGCCGACCGCGGTTCAATCTGCTACAGCCGGAAATATTGCTGTTGGAAATCATCAAGTAAGTGTTGCCTTTATAACCAGGCAGGGTTATATCACATTTCCTGCTGTTCCACCGACAACCTGGAACCAGGCTGGAGCAAGTAAGCAAGTTGATTTAACCAATATTCCGATTGGTCCTCCAAATATAGTTGCAAGGCTTCTGATTTTTACACCAGTTATTATTGCCCCGGCTGTTACTGGTACTTTTTACTCATTGCCAAATGGAAATTCTCAATTAACAACAAATACGTTAATGCTCATAAATGATAATATAACTACGGTATATACCGTTGATTTTACGGATGCAATTCTCATTACTGGTTTTAACGCTACTTATTTGTTCACTCAAAGAGAACTTGGAGAATGTTCTTTTGCTGGTGGATACAATTCCAGAACAGTATTTCTTGGTGAACGTAATAAACAGCAAAATGTCGTGAATTTTACTTTTGATGGTGGTTTTGGTGGTGGGGCAATAAATCCTACTCTTGGTTCTCAAGGCCCAAACAATTGTTCAGTTGGTTCTGATATTGCTGTTACAAGTGGAGTTGCATGGAGCAATCCTGGGAATATTGCCATAGCGGCTCAAAGCGCTACATTTGCAGCTGGATTAAATGCTAATAAGTTTTCTGATTATTTAAGGGCAACAGGATTTGGATTTATAATACCGTCAGCCGCCACTATTCTTGGAATAACTGTAACTATCTCAAAAAGACAAGGTGGAGTCCAGAAACAACTTTATGACCGCTCTGTTCTTATAGTTAAGGGTGGTAATGCTGCTGGATTTGACCATTCAAATGGGCTTATCTGGCCAACAGCGCTTACACCTTTTGTTTATGGAGGTTCTGGAGACCTTTGGGGAACTACTTGGCTTCCCGCTGATATCAATGCCGCTAATTTTGGAGTTCAGATTCAATGTACTAATACTGATGTTTCAGCTGCTTCTCCTATAGTAAGTGCTTTTGTCACAATTACTGTTAATTATAGTTTGCCGGCGGTTGGCGGAGCGGTAGGACCGTTGGGATGGACTCAGACTGCTTCTTATGGTGGTGGAAGTTCGGCGATTACTGCCGGTCTTCTAGGAGATTGGCAGGATGCTTTTGCAATTACTGGTGACGGGGCAACAAATGTAAGAGGAAAAATCACACAACCAGTAAATAAAGATTATTTTGGAGCTCCTATTATTGCTCCGGCGACTACTTATCAAGTCAGAGTTAGATTGGCAAGAAATAATATTCTTGTCCAGGGAGCCATACATATTGATTTACAATCAACAATTGGGGCTTTTACAACTTCAGGTTTAATTGTTCAGGCAGCTCAGCTTACAACCAATTTTGTTGAATTTATCGGAGTATTGACAGCGGCAATTGCCGCTCCTCCTTCTGACTTAGTGATAGAAGTTTATGCGGATGGAACTCCTACCAATGGTGGAATATTCATAATTGATTCAATTGAAATATTCCCGATGAATTCTCCGTTCAATTATTCAACGGCATGGCTTTCTCATGCTTTTAATCCTGAATCATTTGATAATACTACAAGTCAGATTCAGATTCGCCCTAATGACGGGCAACAGCTTCATGCTGCATTTCCTATAAGGAATAATTATTATTTTGGAAAAGACAATTATTTGTGCTATGTAACTGATGACGGTCAGAATGAGCCGGCATCCTGGGCAGTTAATGAAGTTTCAGCAACTATCGGCATTGCTGGTCCTAATGCCTGTGATTGGACTGAGGAATGGGCGGCATTTGCTCATCGAACTGGAGCATACTTATGCTGGGGTTCAGACCCGGTTAAAATTACGCAAGAAATTGAAGAAGATGCTTCATTAACAGGTAAGATTGTCTGGAATTCTATTAATTGGGCTTTTGACTTTAATATATGGGTGCGTATTGACCAAACTAATCGTAGAATTCTAATTGGTGCACCAGTAAATGGAGCCGTTGTTCCAAATATTGTTTTTGTTCTTGATTATAAATGGCTTGATTCTCCGCAGGATATTGCTTCTAGCCCCATGGTTACTTATTCGGCTTTTACCGGTAAAATCCTGGCTCATGGGCGAGGCCGGCGTTGGACTTATTGGAATATCGCTGCAAGCAGCATGTGTTTTGCTGAACGAACTGATGGAACTGCTCAGCCGTTTTTTGGAAATTCAGCAGGTAATGGAAATGTCTGGCAGCAGGTTCCTTGCAACGTGCAAGCTTATGACCAGTTAGTGACAGGCATTGGTATCACATCTCTAATTATCAATGCTGTTTATAACAGTTATTTTGCTCCATCAGGAATGGAAGAACAAGGACTTCAACTTGGTGGGCACCAGAAACTTCTTGGTTATATTAAATGGAGTGCTCGTGGAACGGGAAATTTATTTTTGTCAATTGTTTCTGGAAGTAGAACAACAGTATTGAGGACTTATGCTCTTTCACTTACTCCACTATCTGATTCAGGCCGCGGAGTAAATATTAAAAGTGAACGATTTTCTTTTAGCATATCAACGAATGCTGTTGGTTCTTGGTTTCAGTTGGAAAAATGGATTTTTTGTATGAAGAAGGCACCAACAATGCTTGTCACAGGTACGAATACATGATGCGTACATGTGAATGGTCTGGATGTGTTAATTGGTCCCAATGGATAGTGCGTAAACTTGTAAATGAAGAGTGGAAAATAATCAGGAGGCTTTGTCAGAAGCATAAAGAAGAATATCAAAAACATGCAACTGATAAAGATATTAAATATTCTTTTGTAGGAGCAGAACCAAGTGGCCTTAACAATACCTAATCTGGATAAAATTATTAAGCAAGACCCTAAACTCGGGGAAGCTTTGACAAAAGTCCAGGTTTATGAAAATCAAAACGTTCCGGTGGTCCCAGGCAATCGGCGCCAGCCACCAGGTTTTGTGAATCCAGGAGTGCCAAAGTAAATGATTTTTATCCGCCCATATACAGAGCAGGACCTGGAACAAATCAAGGCTTTGCATAAAGCCCAGGGATTTGAATATGAACTCCCGACGGAACTACTTCCAGCATCAGCTGTTATTGAAGAAAATGGCGGGATAACTCACGCTCTTTTGCTACGTATGACTTCTGAAGCTTATTGGTTGTTTGACCCAAAAGTCCAAAGCCGACGTGAACGCCTTGGACGGATGCTAATGCTGAGAAAAGAAGTTTCATTTGTTGCAAAGAAAATCGGGCTGGAAGATATTCATGCTTGGATTCCAAGAAGTTTGTCGGAAAACAAGTGCTTTAATACAACGCTTTTAAGACTTGGATGGGAGCGGCAAGAATGGCAGCCGTATAGGTATCAACTATGAAAATAGCTACAAAAGTTGTATTTGACCCGGAAACCTTTGCACCGACTGTAATTGAGTGGTATAAATATGATGGTCCTATTGACCAGATGCGCGGTGCTGCATCGGCAGCGAAGACCCAGCTTCAAACAACAAATCAAATTGGAGGACAACAGCAGGCGAAGGCAAATACTCTTGAAAATCAGTTGATTCCTGGTTATACATCATTAATGGATACAGGTTATTTGAGCCCTGAAGAGGAAGCCGCAGCAACTCAAACAGAAATGGGAACTGCCACACAGCCTTTTGAGAATGCAAAATTTGGCGCTGCGGATAGAGCCGCGGCAACCAGGAATGCTTCAGATTTGACTGCCCAGCAGGACCAATTGGCTCTCGAGGAAGGCCAAACAGCTGGTGGAGCAGCAGCGAACCTGCAGCAACAGAAGATGCAGAACCAGCTTTCCGGTATGTACGGCCTTGGGCAAGAACAACAACTGAATACAACTGAAGCTGAAAGCATGTATGGTCTAGCGCCATCAACAATTAATGCCTGGTCGAATGCTCAGAATAATAACCCAATGCTGAATTTTGCCGGCAAACTCGTTGGAGCAGCCGGGTCAGCCGCGGCATAAGGAGCCTTTATGGCAATTGATGTTGACAACTATGAAGGCATAGATACCGAAGAGGACGAACTCAAGAAGCGGCCGGCAAATTATGGGCCGCCCGCTCCTGACTCTCCGGATATTACAGCGCCTCTGCCGGCCGGAGGCATCCAGCCAGTTTCAACCCCTGGCCCGCCTCCTCCAATTGAAGGAACACCGGGGGCTGAATATGCTCCTGTCGAATCGAACCGGCCGGCTGAACCACCATTACCGTCTAGGCCGCAATACCAGCCACCGGATAAGCCAAGCTTGGGAAAGCGAATTGCCGTAGGAATGGCTGCTTTTGGCAATCCACAACTTGGTGCTGAAGCTGCTCACCGAGTCTTTGAAGAACCAAAACAAGAAGCTATGCAGAAATATCAAGCTGCAACTGGCCAGTATAATACTGAATTCCAGCAAGGTCTTGAACAGCGCCGGGAAATTCGTGAAAGAAATAAAGAAGAATCTGAAGCGAAACTTCGCGGAGCTCAAGCCGGACAATTTGAAAGAGTTCCAGTCACTCTTCCAAATGGACAAATTGCTTACATACAGCAAAAGGATGTTGAAAAACTTCTTGGTACTGAAACGACTGCGGCTGCTGGTCAGAAAAAGGTTGAGACCCAGGGGCAAACAGCTCGGGATGTTGCTAATAAGAAAGTTGAGAACCAGCGCCACAATGTAAAGGTAATGGGTGATGGTACTTATGAAGAACTTGAGCCTGGGAAGTGGACAAAGATTGGCTCAGCTCCTCCGCGGACGGAACCAGGGAACTACGCTCCCATATATGACCCAGATTCAGGAGATTTTGCAGGATGGGTTAACCCAAAGAGCCAGCATTTTATTGGCGCCAATGAAGTCGGTGCTCCAGGTGGTGGGGCAGGGATTACGCCAGCCAAGCCAACTGGCCAGGCTGAATCAAGGCGTGAGCAGGCTAAAGTTGTTTCTCGAGCCGCTGACGGGCTCATCAAAACGATTCAGGCCAATAAGGATGCTGTCGGCGACGTGAATGCTATTATCCAGTCGGCTTTTCTTGGTACACCTCTAGCTGATAAACGGCTTTCAGGTATTGCAACTGAAATTGCTTCATTTGCGGCTTTGCAGCCGGCCCTTCACGGGTTCCGTGGCCAAGATGCCCTTCGTGAATTCATTAAATTTATTGGCGGAGTGCCGAAAGATGCTGATGCTCTCATTGCATCTATCCAGGCTATCAAGAAAACTGCCGGGTATTTTACTCCGCCAAAGAAAACTCCTAACGCTCCTGGTGGAAACGAATTGACTCCAGCAGCCCCAAAAACAGCCGCTGAATATCTGGATAAGCTTAAGCAGAAAGGTGCTCCGCACTAATGGCTAATGGAGACCAGGCAACCGGAACAGTCGACTTCTTGAATGACCCTGACTTTCAGGGTTTGCCGGCTCAAGAAAAGCATCAAGTGATGTTGTCACTTGACCCGGACTATAAAGCTCTTCCTCCAGGTGAGCAAGCAAAAGCCCTGAATACTATTCATTATGGGCCTAATGGAACGAAGTTTGAGCAGGAACGTCCGGGAACTGGTGTTAATACTCAAGGTGCTGGTAAAGCCGCCTGGGAATCAATTAAAAAAATACCTAGTTCAATTGGAAGTACACTCGACCCGACACAAGGACTTTCTGGTGCTGGTTTAACTTATGCTGGGGTTAATCCAAGAAAAGGAACAGTTTCAGAAAGACTTAATGAAATTCCTGCTGTCCAAGCTTATCATGAATTTAGTTCTGCTCATAAAGACCCTCATGCTTATAAAGGTGAAGCACCTGTTGCCGCTCTTGGTTCTTTTATAGGAGCAAGTGATGAGTCCGCTCGCCGGCATGCAGAACGTGGAGAAGGTGGGGCAATTCTTGGAGAAGCTGCCGTGCCCGCGGCGTTAGCTGTTGGCAGTGAAGCTTTTCATCAAGTTGCAATGCCAAAGATTAAGGCTGGTCTTGAATCTCGCCGGTTGCGGTTAGGCCCTGAAAACATTGAAGCTGGCCTTGATACTCCTGGTGGTAAGCGCGGACAACGAGCTGCTGACATGCAGCGTGATATTCACGTCGCTACCGGCGATCTTGCTGAGATTGGCCGCGAGACTCCTGGCAAAGTTACACGCATGCTGACTAGGACCAGCAATGCCGAAGCCCTCCACGACCTTGCTGAAAAGATTGATGCTCGCCAGGAGGACATGTGGGAGAAAGGTCATGAGCCTGGAATCCAGCGCCATGCCCAGGCTCCAGTTGACCAGAACAGGATTGTGGCAGCCGGCCAGAGAGAACTTACAGCCGCGGCGACCCAGGCAAATGCTACTGAAGCAGCGGCTGCTTCCAAATGGCTTGACGAGCAGAACGTGCCGATGACCCTGGAGCATGCCGATAATCTTATCAGGGAGATTAACGAAGACTTGAAAGGAAAAGGCGCCGAGACCCGTTACGGTCCACTCCAGGTCCGGACACGCCAGGCTGTGGTTAAAGCACTTCGTGCTGAAGTTGACCGGGTGCTCGGCGATGCTGGTGAAGCTGGAGTCAAAGCTGTTAACCGCCGGTGGGGAGCTCTTGAGAATATTAAGAACCGGTTGCGTGAGAATGCCGTCAGTGCCGCTCGCAAAGAAAATAAAGAAGGTTTCTTGCCACAGTGGGCTCATACTTATGCATTCCTGCATCCGGATATGGGGTTGTCTATCGGTGTAGGTATCAATACAGCAAAAGCCCTGGCTCCGTCTCTTCCTGGCCAGACCCTCCGCGGAGTCCGCCAGCTTGGGAAAACCAGTTTAACCGCACCTTATGAAGCCGTCCCGCCTTCAGGGTGGGGCACACCACCCGCAGGGTTGCTGCCAGCCCCATCCCCGCAATTGCCCCTCCCTGGAGCCGCTGAGGTCAATCATCCAACCGGACCAGCTTCACCGGCCGGCCCGATTCCTCCTCAACCTGGTCCGGGTGTGCAGGCGCCTCGCCAGGTTTATCGCGCTCCTGAAACTGGCCAGATGCAGCGAGGATATCTTGGAGTCAATCCTCCAATTGAAATGGGCCGCACGGCTGAGGGTGGCCCGATGTATGAGCCAGTAACGCCGCCATTTGAAACTCCGCGGCCGCCGGCCGACCAGCGGAAGGCTATGCTGCCTTATGCCGGTACCGAACGGCGCAGCGCGGCCGCTGTCAGCGGCGCGGACCCGATGCGCATGGCCAGGATACAAGTCCTCCGTGACGTCATCGCCGACCCAATGGCTACTAGTCGAGATAAGGTCATAGCCCGGCAGCAACTGGATGATATGCTGGCGAATCCCTTTGAACGGACGAATCCTGCTGAAGTCGACGTGAATAAAGCGAAGCAAAAGAATGAGAAAACAAAGACGAAAGAAGAAGCGACTGCGGCTTCGGAGAAACGTAAAGAAGGGCAGAACAAAAGATTTGAAGAAAAAAGAAAAGTATCTCGTAATAAAAAACTTAAAGATTTAACTCCTGGTGAAGAATTTGTAAGGAAGTTTCCAAAGGAGAAGAAATGATATTCCAAGCCCCCGAGCAAGCTCAAAAAATTCCTGAATGGGTCCATACATTAGCTGAGTGGATTGGAATTGCTCTTATTTTGTGGGGCTTCAGAACATCGGCTAAGAAAGACACTGAAATTCGTCATGAAGAAAACAAGAAAGCCAACAAACAGATTATTGACAATCAGGCGCAAGTTTTACTTGACCTTCAAGTAGAGCGAGATTACCTGCCGCAGCACTGGCATGGAGAATTTGACCAGATAAGATTCGGTGGTCCGGCACGGCCGCTGTCAACAGATGGAATTATCAGGAGGCCAGGGAATGGGAAATCGGATAAGTGAATTAGCCAGTTACATGCAGCCTCTCGCGATGCAGTTACTGGACCAGGCAGGCGCAGCCGGCCTCGACCCTGTAGTTGAAGATACCGGCCGGACCGCGGATGAGCAAAAACTGAAAGTTTCTTCGGGCGTGAGCTGGACTGTTCATTCAAAGCATCTTCCCCAGCCTCCGGAACAAAAGAGCGAGGCTATTGACGTAGTTCCTCGGGTTTGTATGGCTTTGAAATACTGGGGATGGAACGGAACCATTAAAACAAGCCACCCGTATTGGGGAAAACTCATCACTATCGGCGAGAGCCTGGGTCTTCGTTGCGGTGTATATTTTCCTCATCCAGACCCAGGCCATTTTGAATACATACACCCCCAACGAGGGTCAGAGGATGCAGCCAATGTCGCTTAAACTATTCAGATTCGCATTTCTGGGGCTCTTTCTGACGTTATTTTGTCAGGCGCAGGAAGTGCGTTACGACGGGGTTGTGCAGCAGCGTAGCGGTCTCCCTGGCCCGGGAGTTACCATCGCAGTTTGCACACAGCCGGCTGTCACAACTACGACTCCCTGTTCCCCCCTGGCTACGCTCTATACAAATTCAGGCGGAGGCACTGTTTGTTCAGGAACATTGCTCCCGCCGGCGCCTCCAGGTTCCGCTTGTTCTAATCCAATGATTGCCGATGGATTGGGAAATTATCACTTTTATGCCGCCCCAGGCCAGTACACGTTGCAATTCTATGGGTTTGGGGTAACGCCATATATTATTCAGGATTTTAACATTACTTGTTCCGTTGGATTTTCCTGCACCATTACCGGGCCGCTGAACGCCAACGGTGGTATCTCGACGAACAAAGTAAACAACATTGTCTACATTGATGGCACAGTAAACACGACCCTTGCAGCCTATCTAGCCGCGCCTTCCGCCAACACTACGGTGGTTGTGCCATCCAATCAGACGATTTCGAGCGACATAATTATCAGCGTCGCCGGGTTGAAAATCACCTGCGAGAATGGCGCGACACTCACATACACCACTGCGGGCAGGTTGCAGTTTCAGGGAGACCGAAGCGGCATAGAAGGATGCAAGCTGATCGGTCCCGGTTCTGGCACTTCGGGGCTTGAGGCCGCGTTGTTTACCGGCACGAATCAATTCTTCAGGCGCAACTACTATGGAGCTTTTGGAAGTACTGCGGGTAATGGAGATGTGACCGTGAGCGCCGGTGCATCGCATTTCAGCTTCACGGACAACGTCGAATATGCCGCTGATGGGGATTTCTCCTTCTACGTGAACAACTGCTGCACCGCGAACGCGACAATGACGGACATTCGCGTGGAGAACAACGACATAGGAGAGTTCATCGCCCACGCGACGACTGCGGGCACGGTCATCAATGGGATTGCCTCCGTAGGAAATCATTTCCATGCGGCGCAAGCCAGCAAAATTGAGTTCTGCGAGGAAATCGGCGTTTTTGGCGGCTCATCTGTGCTTAACGTCACGAGTATTGGCAACAAGTGCCAATTGACGGCAAGCGGCGGGGATGGCGGATATTCCTTCGCTTCCGTGGTGAACTACACCGAGAGCGGAGACCAGTTCTACGCGAATGGCTTCCAATACACCATCTGTGGTTCTGAGAACGTCGCTACTCAGTCGGGAAGTCTTACGGGAAATCTTTTCGCGACTGGTTCTCAGTCCACCGGTGTCTGCGGTATTGATGTGAATCCGAACGGGTCCGGAAATACAGATATTTCCGTGAATTCCAATATAATCGTTGGTTCGCCGGCGAGCCCGAGCCAAGCCTTCTCCGGGATTTATGTGGGGACTGTCAACGCGCTTTCCTTGAAGAACATCAATGTGAGCGGAAATATCGTGGATATCACCGGAGCCACCGGAAAATCTGCTGCTATCTGGGTGCAGGCGAACAACGCCGGGGCAAATGTCAGCAATGTGCATGTCACAGGGAATCTTTTGTATGGTCCCGGAAATGCCGGAGATAACGGAATCGTGTTTGAGCGCGATACGGGGACGATGGTTCACAACGTGGTCGGGCCGAACCATGTTTTCAACTTCAATACGCCCTATTCATCGAATGCGAACAGCCCGAGTGCGGGATTCGCCGCAGGAACAGTGGATTCTGTTCAATCCGGGCAAGTCGTCGCCAGCGCCGGAGTTCCCTGCACCAATGGCGAGCTGGCCCTCTCCGCTGGCTGGCAATCCACCGGCTCCGCAACTGTCACGGCAGTAGCGGGGAACGGTCAGACTTGCTCTTGGACGATTACTACAGGCACTACAACGGCGGCTAATCCCACGGTCACAGATACGCTGACAAATACACTCCCAACGGCCACGACAGTCTGTGAATTGAACATCCATGGTGGAACGCACACAGCCGCGGCTGGCGAAGGATTTCAGCAGACCACGCTTTCAGCAACGGCGCCGGTGTTTACCTTCAACGGCACGCCGACCGCAGGCGGCACGACTTATTTTGTAACCCGTAGATGCGGGCCATGACCGACTGCACGGTGGGACACAACTAGATTTGAGTAGTTAATTAAAAGGAGAAACACATGACAAGTAACATGCATTGGGTATTTCAAATCTTGATGACAATCCTTCACGGTATTAATCTATTTGGAGGAGTTGTGCCGGTGAAATACCAGCCATTTGTGGCCTTTACAATGGTTATTGTGCAAGGCGGGCTGGGACTTTATAATCATTACTTCACACCAGCTGGGGCAAGAATTATGACAGCCATATTACTGTTCCTAATTCTATGTTCTTCTAGTTTCGCGCAAACAAATGTAGCGCCGCCGGTCCAACACTTCAGCTTGTCTGGGTCCATTATCAGTTATATGGGTCCAACCGGTGCTGCTCCCAGCTCGATTGCCGACGGAAGTTTCAATATAACATCGAGGGTCGCTTTAGGGTACCAGCAAATCACGATTCCTACTATCGCGACAGCCAGGCTTGGGACTATAACCTATACTTTACCTCTCAATGCTCTTGCTGGAAAGACTTTGACGAAGAAATTCACTTTCGATGCTAATAAGATTAACGTCACATTTCTTGCTGGCGGCGGGAAGCTCAACCAGACTACACTTAATAATAACGTAGCCGCGGAGACCGGTGGAGTTTATATCAGTTATCCTATTGGAGGAAATGTAAGCCTCAAACTGGTTGGTGCCCAATGGCTGCATGGAGGCATTGTCAATGGGTTCCTCGCGACCGGCTTACCAGGAACAACACAGTCGTCAACAGCGGTAATATCATCCGGAATATCAGTGAGTTTCTGATGTTCGATGCCGGAAGCATCATCACAGCCATCGCTGGCATATTCCAGTCTGTCGCTAACGGAAAACTCGAGCGAGAGATTGGAAATGCCCTTGCGAGTACCTTGGCTACAAACCTGATAACCGGGTTATGGAGCCAGGGTTCCCAGAAGTGGCTTCGTAGCGAGGGTGAAGTCTTGAAGGACATGGCTATGGGGACTTATTTGACTCTTCGCACTCTTGAATCAAAAGGGTTTTTGACCCTTACAGTTCCGCAAGACATGTTGAAAGATGTGAACCGCATGGCGAAATTTCAAACGGAAGGAATAAAGAAATGACCTACGGCGGCGCGCCGTTAACACCTGAAGAAGTGAAAGTACTTGAAGCTCGTGCTGAAAAGGAAGGTTGGGTCCACCGGGACCTGGTGGCTCTTGACCAGGCCATGAATGTTGTGTTCTTGAAAGGCCTGCCTGATGAAACGATGTCTAGCCACTTCCAGCGCTTGGCGGATTCAGGAAACTGGTTCGGAAAAGCCATGTCAGCGTGGCTGGATGTTATCCAAGCCAGGCATGGCCAGAAGGCTCAAGCCGGTGACTTGGCTCGTGTTGAAAAAGTTGAAGATACTGAAATGCAATATTTGAATTCTGGAACAGTCGAGAGTTCTACCGATGTTCTCAACGAAGTTCAGCCCGGAACACAAAAATCGGCTGAATAGGAGAATTGACCACCTCCTCAGATAGGAAAAGCCCCCGGCAGTCCGTCTCCGGGGGCTTTAATTTTGAGCCTCAGAAAAGGCCCTTTATTTGTCAGAGTGACAGCTTTACATGCCTCCCGTTCCGTCGCCTGGGTCGGCTTGTTGCAGGTCTTCGACATCGTGGCGGAGCCGCCCATGGCGGTTGAGTTCGGCAACAACCTGGTAGCATTCTTTGGCTGCCAAGTAGGCTTTCTCGGAGACCCATCCAGTCGGTTCGATTGTCTGGGCAAACCAGGTATATTTGTCCTTCTTGGCTTCCACCGACTTCAGCTGATAGATACCGGCGAACATATCGGCTCTGCGAAGTCTGATGAGAGCATTCCAGTCACGGGCAATTTTGAGCCCGCTGGATTTGAGGGAAAACACGATGATATCTTCCGGGCGGACTTCATCGCCACGGACGACCAGGGAGGCATAATTGTAAAGCTGGGTGCAATCCGGCGGCGCCCCGTCCGGCTGGAACTGGGAGAGTGGGCACTTGATGCATGTCCCACCTGGCTGGCCGATACCAATCATGTTGTCCGGCGCCTGGCACTTGAGGCCGCCGCCTTCGTCCGTGTCGCCGAAGAGAATCCTGCTCTTGTAGAAGAGCAGCGGGACGAGTTTTACTTCGCTCCCGTAGATTTCCTTCGTGATAGTGTTGAAGAACTGGCCTTCTTCAAGGCCTTGGATGTACTTCGGGTCCGACTTCTTGCGCTGCGGCGAGAGGGACTGGCAGAGGCCGAGCCGCGGCAAAGTAGTATCCTGTTGGCTCATGTTCTCCAAGCCCGCCCCGGTTGACTGCTGCAAATAGGACGGAAGCTTGCTGAGGCTCTCGTCCTTCGGCTGGTGCTTCTCTATTGCTGTTGACTTCTGTTGCGGTTTCTGTGCCATTCGGCTATTCTCCTTTATTCGCTATCATCCCCGTTCCCAGGACGGCGTACCCTGGCCTGGGTCTTGAGGAATATCTGCACTCCTGGCGGTGCTGCTTTGCCTTCTTTGAGCAGGTCGCCGCATAGACCCTTAAGGGTCTGGTAGTGCACGCTGAGGAGCTCGGGCTGCCTGGTCTTTTTAATCCAGGCAAAGAGCTCGTCCCTGCTTTGCACGCTCGGGTAGATGCCATCGTTCAGATACACGCTGATGCCGCCGCGGAGTTCGACTTTCTCGATTGCTTCATCTTCGAACCGGTTGACAAGCATCGCCGAAAGAGCTTCAATCCTCAAGTTCTGGATTTTAAGCTTTTCTTCATACTTATCTTTCAACTCTTTTTCTTTCACCAATTGCTTTGCTAGGGCTTGGGTAGATTCCAGGGAGCTGAACAGGTTCCTGGTTGCATCCACTTTTTGCTGATAGTTGCTGTCTGGCTCGAAAGCCGGAAGCTTCCCTCTGAACTTTGCGTATTGACCTGCCATTAGATTGCTCCTTTCTTACAAGCCGTACATGTCAAATAATGATAAACGATGAGGTCCCCGGATGGCGCAAGCGGGTCTCCCATTTCATCAATTAATATGGCATGTCCCTGAGCTTTAAGACCTTGAAGGTGAAGATGAAGTTCATGAGTTCTATTAATTCGCGGCACAATAACTGTTCCCGGTTTCTCCATCTTTGTCATTAAATCATTCATGTTATCCTCTTCTTGTAAAATCAATCAACCTATGTTCCATATCAATTTTTACTTGCCTGATAGTAGCAAGTTCAGGTAAGACAAACCTAAGCTTGTCTTCATCAGGAGAACTATAAATCCTGGCGACCATCTGTTCTCCCTCATATACTTCAACACAAGGAGTATGGCCATCTTTCAGATGAGTCATTTTCACACTCATTTTATTCTCGCAAACATTTTTGAGATATACATTCTACTGACCCTAAACTGCCGGCCGATTTCAGCCTGGCTTAAACCAATTTTCTTCATTCCCTTAATACGGGCATGTTCCCGGTGCCAGAGAGATTTGATATGCCTGGCCAGGTGCCCCGTTTGTATTTTCATGCCACATTGGCAGGTCATTAATCCTCCAGAATCCGCCGCCATGCCGAACAGGTCAAGTCAGCAATATTTTTCTTTTCTTTAAGTACTTCCAAGATGTGATGGTCAACAGTTTTCTGACCCTTCGGGCCGGTTGCCAAGACATCCAGATAAGTCACAGTCCGCTTCTGGCCGATACGATGGCAACGGTCTTCAGACTGTACCCTGTTAATATGGCTCCAGTCGTTTGAGAGATATACGGCAACCGCGGCTTGGGTCAGATTGAGGCCATATCCACCGGCCTGGGGTTGAGCCAGGAGGACCCGGTGATAGGAACCATTCTGAAACTGGTTTACAGCTTCATCACGAACTTTTTGAGATTGCCCTCCATATATTTCCCATACTGTCACATTTGGAACAAGCATCTTTGCAAGTCGCTCACGTTCTCTCTTCCATCGGCACCAAACGATTATGGCTTCTTCACTTTGAAGTTCACCGTCAATAATTTCATCAGCTATCCATTTGAGCTTTTCATTTGAAATGTCTTGGGATTGTGGATTAGGACTTTCAACATGTTCCACTTGATTCAATATTCCGACATGCCCGCTGGTTAATTGACATAACCGCAGAATCCTCACTGCGGCGTTAGGTTCCGGCTTTGAATCATCCGGCGGCAAAGTTAAAAGAGCTTCTTCCTTTAGCTCCTGATATATCTTCCAGGTATCCGTTTGCAGCGCCACTTCTCTTACTTCATAAACTTTTTCAGGAAGGTCCAGGCAATCTTTTTTCAACCGGCGAAGCACATAGGGAGCAAATCTATTTTGCAGACTTTGAAGCTTTTCTTTTATCAGTATAGGTTTCTTCATTTTGAATCCACCCATGACAAAGAACGTATTTCTGAAATGAAAGAAGTTCTCAAATCCTTTAAGCGGACCAGCAAGGCCGGCCGCCATGACAAAACCCTGGCTCCATAGGTCGAGCGGAGAATTCGCAATCGGTGTGCCAGTGAGAAGCCAGCGATACATAGCAGCCTGGGCAATCTCAGCAGTCCCTTTAGATTGCTGGGCGTTGCGGCTTTTCAGAAATGAACTTTCATCACAAATCAATAAACTTTCACCACTGGCCAGCCATTGGGAGAATCTTTTAACGTGTGGATAGTACCGGCCTTTTTCTCCATTCACACCGCTGGACATCAATCCGTAACTGCATATTGAAATATTCAGACCAGGATTGTGACGTTCTATAGCTTTTTTTACAAAGTAAAATTCTTCATCTTCTGATTTGTATTCAATAAGGTTAAATTTCTCTCCAAGTTTCTCGAGCTCTTCCCGCCAGGAGTACCGGACAGCGGCCGGACACATCACAAGCACCTGGTCAATCTTTTTTTGCTTGTAAAGGTTCATTGCCGCGGTAAGAGCCTGGCGGGTCTTGCCCAAGCCCATTTCATCGGCAAGCATGGCTGTGTCCCGCTCTATAAGGAACTGGATGCCGGTTTCCTGGTGTTTGTAAAGACTAGTCATCATCGCCGCCAAAAATAGCATCAATGATTCCACCGGCTCGCGGGCGCTGGAACCTGATCACTTCCCAATCTCCACGGATACCAAAAGACATAGAACCGTGTTCGTGCGGCGCCCGTTCGGTTATCAATGCCCACATCATGACCTGGAGGAGTTTTCCCTTGTCACGCAGCATTTCAGCTTGCTTGCACCAATTGTGGTCATCTTTCTTGTCACCACGCTTGAATTTTACTTCGAGTTCCATTTGGGCCAGGTCAAAATGCACAGCTTGCATGAGAGCGTAAACTTTGCGCTCATAAGGAGTCATTTTGAAAATTATTTTAGCCCCTTCTGGCATATCTTCAGTTGGCCGAAAACATTCTTCATCCATGAGGTCAATTTCATTCAGTAGATTTGAAATGTAAACCGGCCTTTCAACATCAGTTCCCATGATAACTCCTTTCTGTTTACTGCCTAGGGTAATAAATGTAAACTATATTATTCAGATTGTCCAGGGCTTTTTGCCGGGCAATTAGGCTCATGCCCGCGGCCTTCCCGGTATCCCTGGCAACAGGGTATGCCAGATTCTTCGATGCACTTCAAAGTATCCAGATACCCGTCAATGATACTGGCCAGGTCGGGAGGTTCATAGTTAGCACTCTTCCGTACTTTTCCTGAATATTTATCATTAACTGGATTCATAACGGTTTCAGTTGCCGTCAGTGTTTCACCTTGGAATTTGGTCATGTTAGACCGATGGACTTCTTCAAATAAGTCTTCGAGAATCGGACCCATGCCATATTCCACGGCTGTGCCCACAACCACGTAAAGCAGGTCACAAAGCCCGTCAGCAACCTCAATGAGATTGTTTTCGTGCATTGCCTGGGATACTTCGCCGAGCTCTTCCATCATCAGCCTGAGACGAAGTACCTTAATCGAATCAGAAGGGTGGCCAGGTTTTTTCAAATCTGGATAACTGTTGTTCTGGTTGAACTGCTGTACCATTGCCGCCCAAGACTTTTCTTGAACTTTCATCGCGTACCTCGTATTGTGGATTGGACTACTATTTCTTCAACTAGACTTTCGATATTCATAGACCCATATTCAGATGGGTAAATTACTGCTTCCCGGCCGGATGGGCGAGCAGTAACAAGATAGGATACTGGCCGCAAATGGTCCAGATACCATTGCTGGATTTTAGTGGGAGTATTCGGGCTGATTTTTACTTCCCACCAAGTAGTTAAAGCAACTGGTGGAAAAGTAATTGAAAAATCTGGCACACCTTTTGTGAAATAATCGGAATGCTTGTAAATGACTGCATCTTTGAGAATCGGATGGGTCCGAAGTTTTTTCAAAAGTTTTGATGTAAAAGCTCCTTCTAACATTTTATTCTCCTGTTACCCTTTCCTCGTTCCTGGCACTAGCTTCACTTCTTCCGGTGAGCAGGGCGTTGAGTTCGTTCGTTGCTCCCCCGATACTGAGATTCCCACATTCATAGTGAAGTAATACTTTCCCAACCTGTTCCCTTGTTAGCTGTGGCTGCTCGGCTGGCACCGGCGCTGGCGTGCCGGCGAGCAGTACATTAAATCGCTTTGCCACATTCGCCCAGTCGTGCTCGTGAGGTGTGAAGTGCCCATAGATAAACTCGCGCATCTGTTCCGCTGTGACTCGCGCTGGCACCGGCGCTGGCATGGCGGCGAGCGCGTTCACAATCACCTGGAGTCGCTGATAACGAGGCATCTTGTCAATTTCTTCCGCCATTCTCCATCGCTCGGCATCACTTTCAGGAGGCTTGCTTCCCACTGGCCCCTCGCCCCCTTGCGCCAGGGCGGCCTCAAGCTCGTCAAACGTCTCGTTAAATTGCCGATGGCACTCGCACTGATAATCGTGTTTGTCGCAAGTCAGCGGCACGCCCAGCCTTCGCAGATTCGCCACCAGCCCCCGCAGATCGCTCGCTCCACGTTCGTTGCTCATCGCCCGTCACCCTTTCCGCGCCGCTCGCTGTTTATCCCGTTCCAGCGATAAGCCAAGCATTCCCATACGGCCACGAATTGCTGCCTTATCGGTCCTAACGTACATCCCTTCGACATTGCACCGCAGGGCCGCTTCGCTGGGGCCATTCTCGGCCATACACAATCTCGCACCGTCGCAGCCGCAATCAGGACAGCAACAATAAATCAAGCGCCCATCTACCAGTTCTCCATCCTCGGTCAATGGGTTGCCGTAATCATCTTCGCGTTTAGCTTTGTTACTCATGATGTTTCCTTCCAATTATCTCCTTCAGAACATTCCCAGGTTATTGGTACCCGCAGTTTGAATTCTTGAATCGCAAAACATTCTTCTAAATCTTTAAACTTCTTCAAATTCTTTCGTTCATCGTAAAGTCTCTTTAACTTTAGCTTCATCAGGTCAGCAGCACTGCCCTGAAGAATCGAATTAAGCCCTGAATAAAAACGGTCGCCAGTATGATAACGACGACGACGGCCAAGAATAGTGCGAACGTAACCGCGCTTCTCAGCCAGTTCGGAGCAATAGTATAGTAACCGCTTAGCTTCAGGTACTTTTGCATCATATTGGTCCATAAGTCCTTGAACATAGTCAATGTCATTTGTTCCCAGCATGGATGCCGCTTTATCCACACCGCCTCCATATAGTTTCATGAAATTGAAATTTTTAGCATGGTCGTATATCATGCATTCTTTGAGGAGCTCTTTATGTACAAACTTGTGGAAGCTTATGTTTGGGTCGTTCGCATAAGCTTCAATTAACCGCTTTGAATACGGTCGTGGCACGCAAGAAAAGTGGGCGAATAGCCGGTATTCAATTTGGCTGGCATCGGCGTGGAACCAACGGCCACCAAGGTCCCCGTTAACTTCGTCATGTACTGTGAACCGCATCAGGAAGTTTTCATGTCCACCAGATATAAACAACTCTCTGACTAACCAGGGGGAGGTTACCGGCGACTGAATCTTTTGCTTTGATGGCTTATAAACCTGCTGGATATTCACTTTGCTCGAGGCAAACCGGCCAGTTATGGTTCCATAATCATCAGCTCGTAACTGATGGAGCTGGTAGGGTAGATATCCATCCGGCGTCATTGCATCACGATATTTGATTAAATATTTCGACAGCAAACTGGCCAGGTCCCTGGCCTCAGACACCAACTGGACTTCTTTTATTTCAATATATTTATTCAGAATTACATCAGTAAAGCTGTCTTCACCGGCTGCGGTTCTTCCAGGTTTAATATTAAGATATTTGAATAGTTTTGATAAATCTTTTGATGAATCAGGCGATACCCGCAAACCTGTCCGCCGGTAGATTTCCATAATACGCGCGGCATAGGCTTCCTGGACTTCCCGTATCCAGCGATGAAGCTTCGGAACATCCAACTTGACTTTTTCCCGCTCCATTGACAATATGCAATATATTAGACTATCTTCCAGGTCTATAACCCGGCGTAATTCTTGCTCAGCAATGTCTCCATCATAAACCATCGCCAAATCGTAAGTCAGCCTGGCATCATGTCTGGCATATGGCGCAGCCAGGTCCACGGGTATATCGGGTATTTCTGCTCGAGGAATCTCCCGACCATTAAGCTTTGGAACTACTTTTCCTATTCCTAACCTGTCCTGGGCAAGAGTTTCCAGGTCAAACTTCCTTCGTGAATCGTCTAATAATGCCGCGGCATGCTGTACTTCATGAGGTATTACCCCGATGGCTTCCAGGTCCACGCCAAATTCTCTTAAACGCTCGATGTCATTCTTTGCTGCCCTGAAGAATACTTCCCGGCCAGCCAGGTTGTCAATCAACCAGTTTTTAAGGTTCTCCGGGTCGTACTGCTTGCCTTCCGGATGCCCGCAAGGAAGGTACCACTCGCTGCCAGCCGTGGCCAGGGAGACCCCGACGACCGGCGACCCTGGTCCCAGGCCGCGATGTTCGGTATCCAGCGCAATGAACTCGCCAGGCTCCAGGACCGGGAACCGGTCCAGGGAACCCGACGACTTCTCACCTGACAAGTTTAATTTGAGCTGTGGTATAATCATATTTATATAGGATAATCATCTGGCTTAGAATCTTCGCGCCTTCGGAGTCGGCGTAATCCTCCAGCACGATTACCCTCCTGATGCCGGTATTCAGAATCATCTTGGCGCACACGAAGCATGGGCAGCAGCTTACATAGATTGTATGGGCCAGGTCCAGGCGCCAGCATTGAAGCATGGCATTCTGTTCAGCATGGATAGCCATGCAGCGGGAAGTATCTCCATGTCTGTCATAAGCTCCGGGGCAGGGCATGTCCTGGATACAGTGCTGGAATCCTGAAGGTGGCCCGTTGTATCCGGTCGAGAGTATCCGCCCGCGCTCATCAGTTATGATTGCTCCAACCGACCGACGCACACAAGTGGACCTAGCGGCAACATCTACCAGCATCTTCACGAAGTAAGTTTCTTTTGAATCACGCACGGACATCCTCCAAATAAGCAAGAGCCTCAGCATTGGTTGCAGAAGCCAGTACCTTCTCGTAAATTTTCCAGACATCATTGAGTTCAAATCCAAGGGCACTCGGGTCCACCAGGCGGTTGATGCCAGCCGGCAACGACAACGAGGTTGGCAGCTGCGGACTTCTCCCGCTCCTGCCCATCGGCGCATTCACAATCCCTCTGGCCAGTTCCCAGTGTGGTTCATAGATATGCGATGAACCTAGGTTGAGGGTTATGGACCCCAATGCTATTGGCCAGCGCAGAGCGTGGCGCAAGGCGCCGACCAGGAAATTACCAAGCATTGTGAAGTTATAGATATCATATGGTAGCCCAAGCCAGGCATCAGAACTCCGCATAGTAGCTATGATATGCAGGTACCAGTTGCGGCTCGTCCATTCAGACTGCCGGCGAAGAAGAAATTGGAGTGAGAGAGTGCATGGAACATATCGTTCATAAGCTGTTATCTTTATATCTGATTGAGCTTCCCATATACTCATCACAGCTTGGCGGCTTTCTGGGTCACGGGATAATGTCCCCAGAATGAATGGCCACTGAGGTGCTAGCCGCGGACCATATGACGGATAGACTCCACCCTGGCCATCAGTTTCGTAGCCGGCCAGGTTCTTGTTAAACCGCTCGAGCAATTTGTCTTCAAGACCAAGCTGAGTTGTCAGCCACTGGGCGACCAAGAACCGGTAGTTGAGTTTTCGTTCCGGGTCAATGAGAATGTTCTGATAGGCATCTTCAATAATTAACCTGGTATGAATCGCCTCTCGGCATGGTTTTCCGCGTGGAGATACAATGGGTTGTTGTAAAAGCGTATTCAATAATACTACCCAATTGTGATAAATTCCATTTTCAGGTGTCATGGGCTGTTTCTCCTTATCTGGGCAAGTTCGCGGTTGGTTTTCTTCAAAGGCTCATCAATAATTGTGGCTGGCACAAACTCTCTGAATTCTACCGATACTTCCGTATTGCAGAACGCAATTTCATGTTCTTTGTAACCTGACCGGAACACTTTTCTAGTCAGTTTCATATAACTTCCGGTCATGTCATCAAACTTCATGCCAGGAACTACGAAGATAAACCGCGGCCGCTGGCTGCCGACCATGCCGGCCGGCAACGGGTTCCCTTCAATTTTCTCGAGGGACTTCGCCACACTCCGGTAGTTCCATCTGGTATAATCATACCAGATATAATTCCGATTCAATCTCACGTTAAACAATCTATTTACATATTGATTATAAACCGAGCTGAACTTCACAGCATCCTGGACATATTCATCTTTTTGCCGGCCAAGCCAATTTGCCAGGGCAACACGCTTCGGCGGAATACACATCACAATCTGGCCGTCAATTGCCTCGATGTATCGCTCAAGTATATTTTGAACATCCGGAGTCATTACCCATTCTTTACGCATGACCGCGCCATAGATAGCATCAGAGATGTGGAAACGGTCACAGACGATTTTTAAATTCGGTTCCTGGGCAGCACTGTAGAGCGGGTCGTAGAAAAAGTGAAAGATAGATTCTTCCGATACCCTGGCTTCAGGCGGAGGTATGCCAAACTTCAGGAGCTTGTATCCTTGTCTTTCGACGAGCTCGGCGGCCAGGGTAGACTTGCCGGAACCGTCAGGTCCTTCGAGGATTATGACTCTCAAAACAACCTCCCCTGTTTCACTTGTTTTTTAGTCACAGTAAAATCAGCAACCTCGCCAGGTTTCACAACACGTACCATACTGGTCACGGCGTCCAGGTCCGCCAGCCTGACAGTTTTAGAGGTATTTATTTGCATCATTTCAAGAATCCACTTTGCGACCGGCGGGCAGACTCCTTTGCTGAGGTACAACCGAAAGTCTCTGAGGGTCCTACCTGGCCATTTATAATCGCCTGGGAATCCCATCAGGGCACAATACTCCTCAAGATACAGCTCCCTTCCCATTACGAAGAAACTAGAATCATGGAGGATTGTGGTCCCGAATTCTTCCGGGTTCAGAACCCGCGGGAGTTTCACGCCGAACCGGCCACCCAGGTTCCAGCGGTCCCGCACTTCCTGATAGTTCGGCCCTGGGTCATCTATGTCAAGTAACTTCTTGCCTATTTGGAGTAATGAACCTATATGCTCACCAGATAGTAATTCCTTGTAGATTCGCTTTTCAGTGAACCCGGCGCCTACCAGGCATTTCACAGCATCGCGAATCTCCGCATTTGGCTCCAGGGTGGTTCCCTTTCGCAGCAGGATATCACGGACCCGACGGATGTTTGGATAGTGGTGTAAAATCAATTGTGGTAACTTAGTAAAGATTGTCCAGACCCGCGGGCGCCACTGAGGCACACCAAATGTCACGGCATTCTGATGAATATAGAATACATTGTACTTGTACTTTTTGGCAAACTCCTCGTGAACCTGGCGGCCGGCCGCCAGGATGCCCGGAACAGATTCAATGGCCAGCGCCGGAGCTCCCTGGCTTAAAGCATAATCCATAACCATTTTATGAGGTAGGAAGTGGTCCGAGTCGATGCCCTTGCGGTATGGTGACTGGGTAGAGAATGCAGCGCAGGGAGGGTGAGCGATAACCAGGGAGTGATGCAAATGGTCCTTCGGCCAGGGAGGTTTCTCTATATACTTCAGGTCTGGGAAGTTAGCTCGCTGGACCGGTAGACCAAAACCGCAATCTTCATAAGAGCCACGGATAGGTAAACCAAGCTGCGATGCGGCAATTGTGAGACTGCCGGCGTAGGAATTAATGATGAGAACATCATTGGGCGGTTTCAAGTTTTAAGCATGGTCAATGTTAGCGACTTATCCTTTCAAATTTTTCGCCGGGCAGGCGGGCATAACCGTCAAGGAAATATGCCCCAGGACCAGGTTGAAATGATTCCTGTGTTCCCGTATTGCCTGCCCGGTGCACCTGGCTATAACTGACCGCTTGACCGGCCTGCCAGGATTATCATGGCGTGCTCCTGTGCTTTTGCTCTCTGCCCGATACCACCCAGTGCTTTACACGCGAAGGCTCTCGCTCATCGCGCAGTTTTCCAGATGCCACCCTGCTATCCTTTTATTTGCAGTTTAGAACTCCTGCTCTCCAAGCCAGTTACCAATCTGCAAAGAAGCTAAGCTGTGCACAGCCTTGACGGATGCATTTTCTTCGAGCACATATCAGCCTCGGGCCAAGCGGGCTTTGAAGCACGCCTGCCGGATACCCAGGATTAGGCCCATAAACCTAATGGATTACGACTTGGGAGGCATAATCCCTATGCCCGGATATCCGGCAGGGGAGCTTCATTCCCCTGGTACTGTTCCAATTGAATCTCCAACTATTGGTGCGGCAGGTTTTGGTATATACGGCTGCCTCAGCCTGGCGGCCGACCGGATGCGCACTTCCCGACCAGTGGCCAGGTTGGTGCCATACCAGCCGCCAAAGACGCTTATCCGGTCCACCCGGACCTTAACCAGCCGGCCGGATACCTTGACCACGTAGACACCCTTGAGAACTACGTCAGCTTTATTCATACGACCCTCCTCAAGGTACTATCTGCCAGGGAACCATTACCGCGTCCGTAAGGTTCTCCACCACGCTTAGTGCCAGCAGATAGGACCTGGAGGGGAGTCATACGACTCCCACACGTACTAGGCCGAGGCGGCTTCGCCGGTCCGCGCTTCTTCGGCGGACGTGGCTTCAACTTTCTCGCCGACGGACTTGATGTAGCCCTTCTTCATCAGGTCCGAAACGTGCCACCGATAGATGGATTCAACGTTCTTGGACGCCGACCCGAAAGCCTTCGCCGGAACCGCGGCCATGACTTCCGCAAACGTCATCGGCCCACCCTTGACGATTGCCGCCAGGATTACGCCGTTGTGAGTCTCTTTCTTGGCCAGTTCCTTGCCCTTGTCCGTGTTGGCTTTCGCCGCCACTTCGTACTTGATAACCTCGAAGGTCCGAACTTTCTTCTCCTTCGGTTCCCGAGCCTTCTTCGCCTTTGGTTCCTTTGCTGCTCCATTTGCTTTTGCCATGATACTTCCTCCTGTATAGATTGAATTTAACGTCTTTTCAACTTCTTCCCGTGGTCTAACTCCTCCAGTGGGGATAACCATTGTCTGGCTGCTCCACCTTTGGTACCCCGTGACTGAAGTCACGGGAATTTCTCGGCCATCAGACGTGCGGATTACCCTGTCCACACGGTCCAATAGCATCACTAAGGCGCTGCATTCGTTCCAGGTTAGCAGATACCCTGGCCGGCGCCGACCTGAGCAATCCAGTATTAAGTCAAACTCGGCGCCGATGGGCAACTTCCTGAGTTCAACTTCTGCGGCATTAGCTGGCAGCATGGATATTCTCCAGTTCATTAATAAAATCTACAGCCGCGGCGAACTCTTCCCATGATATCAAGTTCTGCTGGTAAAACAGAAAAATGTGGGAACCGATTCGTTCAAGCATTTCACAGGTATCGCATTGGTATAACTTCATGGCAGCACCGTGAACCCGTCCGCTTCGGCTACTTCTTCACCATCGAAGTAAACAATCGTTCCGCACTGTGCCACCGATTCATGCAGAGTTCCCACTTCCCACGTAATGTCTTCTTCCTTCATGGCGAGGGCTTTTGCTCTCGCTTCTTGTGGCGTAGCCGCTTCAACTTCAACTTCGCCGGATACGAGCGCGTCGGCGGACAAAGTGACGGTGTACTTTTTCATTGGGATTTCTCTTTCTGAGCAAGCAATTTGCTCCATCCAGACGCTTCCGCACTCCACTTGCAGTCGGCATCTAGGTTGTAAATGTACTCTTTGTTCGGGCCGTGAAATTCGTATTGCTTGCGACCGCCGCCAGTGTCCCAGACCCACGCGGCTTTAATCTGTTCAGCGGTATAGACCTTGCGAACGTCATCCATTACCCGCTTACGAAGCTCTCGGCAAAAAGCGTGTACGTCTACCGACGCGCGACTCACAGGCCACTTCCTGTATGCCGCTCTATCAGCCGTAGGTATTCCAGGTATTCCTTCGCCTTCACTTCATCCCCATCTGCCATTCTTTCGGTTGCCATCGTGACGCCAGTGAAATATAGGCTGGAGCAGGATTTCCCTTGCTGGACCATCCGCAGCATCTGCGCCGCTCTTTTAATAATCTCTTGCTCTGTTTTTGTATCGAACATTTTCATCCTCCCAAGTTTTCGTCAGGCAGCAGAGCTTTGGCAGTTTAACTAACCACCCACCGGAGTGGGTATGCTGTTTAAGGTTTACTGCCTGACTGAAGAAAGTTTACCAAACCGCCCGAAGTTTGTCCACAAAATAATTCAGTTTCAGAGTCACATTTTTCAAGTAGTACTACTAGTACCAGGTAAATTCTACCTGCCTTCCAGGCTGAAAACCGTGGTACTCTAGGTCCAGAATTCATTTATCGTGGCTCTACGGCCTTCTAATTGATAAGAGATAAAACAGATATTTGAACCAGGCCGAGAATCTGAAATTCTGATACTCCAGGTTGGCATCGGGTCATTGAGTGTTTCCCTATATACTCTTCTGCCAGGTACTTCGACTATGAATAATGGAGACTTGAGCCATTGTTCTTCTACCACACTTACGCCAAACGCCCCGATGAAATTTTTCATGGATGGTTCGCGCATTATAGCATCGCGGAGAGAATTCAGCAGGAACTTTTTCTCGCGGCGAGACTCATTTGCTTTATTCTTTCGCCGGTGCCATCTGGCCAGTTCCTGAGTGCGTATAAAATCCGGGTTACTGGCTCTTTTCTTCGCTTCATAATTCCGCTGCCATGCCAGGCGCGCTTCGTGATTTGAAAACGCCATTATATTTCTCCTTCCAGCGGCAACTCTTCTTGCCATGATGTTTCTTTCAGCATCCAGTGCCATACATTCTTCGGTTTCTGCTTCGCTTTCACACCCAAATCTTCTTTAGCTCGTAGCAAGGTTGCCCGCTTGATTCCATTTTCATAAGCTTCCTTTTTAACCTGGTCGCTCAACTTCGGGCCATCTTTCAGATATTCTTTCAAAAACTCAACGGCATTATCTTTTGCCCCGCGGCCTTCTCCATTAACTGGCGCACTGAGAATACTGTCCGCTGTTTCGCTTTTTGATTCTCCCCGCCAGGATATCTTCGCTATATTTCCTAACCCATTCAGGTCCACGCCTTCCAAAACATATCGCAGCGCAGCCGGCTTTTGGGCCAGGTTGATTTTTACACAAGCGAAGATATGTTCTCCCTCAAACTCCGCCGAACTCCCGAAGGCAAACGCAGCTCGCGGCGCTGCCACAAATGCTCCGGAACCTGAAAACCTCTGCATGGCTCCTGATGTTGATGATTTATTCAAATGACCTATCGTCAATATAGTACATCCGGTCCGTTCAGCGATAGCGTGGATGGGCGCAATAGTTCGTCTTACGTCTGCAGTTTTGTGGCTGTCGACTTCCTGGCCGAGGAAACTCTCGAGCGGGTCGATGATAACCAGCTTCGCATCGGTATCAGTTATCTTTTCGACTAACTGAATCAGGTTAAGCGGAAACTCGGCCGGCTTTCCATTACTCATCAATACATCTATAATAGTTACCATACTCAAATCGGCTTTCGCCGCCATTAATCTAGGTATGATAGTGGTATCCCTGGAATCCTCCGCTGAGAGAATCAGGACATGTTCAGGCAGATATTTCTCCCCGCTGTCATCGCCCGGCAGCGAGTCTCCTCTGGTTATCCCCGCAGCAATCGTATACGCCATAGTAGATTTACCGTGGCCCGGGTCGCCGCCCCACGCAACAATCGTTCCACGTGGCAAGAACCCGCGCCAGCGCCAGGTAACAGGCTTGGCCACAACCTGGTCAGCTCTATAAGCAAGAAAATTACTCTCATTAATTTGACCAGTTGGCGAACACCTTCCCGGTTCCTTCTGGCCGATGGATTTGGCTATCCTGATTACATCCGATTCCTCGAGCGGAGGTTTAAATCTTTGCTTATTTACTTCCAGCATTGCCCGCAGCATTTCTTCGGTTTCTAAACCCAGCCACCTGAGCTGGCCGGCAATCCTGGCCATTGAATTGTCGCGACTTCCTTTTTCTATTTTAGCCGGCACCAGGTGCTCGCCCATCTGGTCGCGGCGCTTCTTGACCCGCAGGACGGCTTCGAGTAGCCAGTCAGGTGCCGGCACGGGAATCCTGGCATCCGATACTTCATAAACTTTACCAGTTAATAAGTGAACTGATGGAGGCGCGACGACATATCCGCCATCGCCTCTTATATCTATTCCATTCCCTAATTCTCCTGAAGCCTGGTTCTTCGTTTCAATTCCTGGCGGCTGGATATAATATAGATGGTATCCGCGAGCTGTGTCAACACGATAAGTCTCAGGCAATTTTCCGTGGGCTAGTTCCAGGTCTAGAAGCGACAGGGCGCCGGTTTCTCCGTCTATATCAACTACAAATATTCCTGAATCGCCGCCGGTCGCGATTCCGATATTGGCTTTTGGAAATTGCTTCCAGAGCATCCTGATTTTTTCTTCATTTGAAGTGGCGCGGTCCGGCCATTTATCAATTAAAGCTTTTTTGCCGTTATCTCCGCCAAGAGGAAGGATGCGCCATCCGCGCCGGCCATACTCCAGGGCTGATTCAAGAATTGGTTTCATTGGCCGGCCGTCCCTGGTTGTTTATATATGTCAGGAGCGAATCTCGGTCAATGAATATGGAAGGTTTTCGTCGCGGGTCTTTTCTGAATTTTATACGGCCTTGAAAAAGAAGATTGTAAATCCAAACACGTGAATATCCAGTAATACGCACAGCTTCTTTGACGTCAATTTCTTGGGCGGGCATTTAGAACCCTCAGTTTATTTTCTTTGAAAGTTAAGGTCGTGCGCCCAGGATATTACCAGCACATCGTAGTTGATGTAAACATCAATTTTTTATTGCCATTATCATAATAACAACAAGGGGGTCGGATACTCGCCTAAGCATATTTTGAGTATCTGAGTATCTGACTACCTAAGCCCTTGTATTATCAGCGAGTTAGCCTTTACTCATCTATGAGTATCCGAATGAGTATCTGAGTATCGGTCAAATACTCAAGTGAGGTCGGATACTCAAGTCAGATTACCATTGAATGAGTAAAGCTAAGTATAACTAAATATATATACTTAGATAGTCAGATACTCAGATACTCAACGTGCTGTAGGGGCCGAAAAAATACTATCAGGTCAACGTCGTAATTTTGTGGACATCAAGAACGATGCTGATGTAATAATCCTGCCCAATGGCTCGACCCAACCAACCCGACGACGCCGGCGCTAACCCTGAGCGAGAACAACCGGCGTCGCCTATTGTTGAACCTGACGTCCAGGATTCAAAACTCAATCTCACTGGCGAGAAATCAATTTACCAGCGCATCCGCCTGCTCAATCCCAAGCAGCGCAAGATTGTCGAGCTCATCCTGGCCGGCACTTCCCCACGCCAGGCGTGTTTTGATGCTGGCTTCGAATCTGATGGCCCGCTGAAGACTATCCGGCGCAAGATGCCTGAAATTATGGACCGTGCTGGCCTGACAGACCAGCTCCTGGTTGAAAAACATTTGACTCCATTGCTCAGTGCTGAAGAGGTAAGGTTCTTTAAGTCAAAGGAAGATGAGTTGATTGAAACTCCTCCGCAGCCGGCCCTGGATATCCGGCTGCGGGCTCTTGACATGACATTCAAGTTGCGCGGTTCATATCCTACGCCTGACGACCAGGCGCCAGCAGTACGTGATATCAACGTCAACATAATTAATGTAGGTGCTTGATGGATAACGAAACGAATCAGGAAACGAATCAGGAAACGAATCAGCAGCCCGACCACGAAGTGACCTGTCCGAAGTGCGGTCATAAGTTCTGGCACAAAGTTAAAGAAACTTTGAAAGGCGCCGCTGAAGGTTTGGGCAATGCAATTGGTGAAGCGAAGTTCGGTGGGCAATGAGCGACTTGCAGTTGTTGACTCTTCAAATTGTCGAAGGGCGAATCAGCGTGGAGCAGGCGCGCCAGTTAGTCATCGCGAAAGCCAGGATGCTTCGTGAGTGCAAGAAGATTGCCGGCCAGCAGCAGGTGGCCAGGCGCCGCCGGCGTCAGGAGCGCGTGGCATGAAAGTCTCAATACCCAGGTTCGAGGTTGACGGCGGTCTGCCTGATATGATAAGGCGCGGCGCCAGGGTTCCTGCCATCCGCAAGCAGCAATTACCAATTGAGATTGTGAACGTCAAGACAATCCAGGCCGAGCGTCCGGAGGACGTCCAGGTTGAACGTGTACCTGAATCGCACATGTCACGTCAGCAACTCAAGCGCATGGGCCAGGCGGAGATTGAACGCAAACTCCGGGCCATGTATCCTGGAGCCGGTCGTGACTTGATTAGGAAGTTCGCCAGGTATCAAATGAGTGAAGCATGGGCAAAGCGTGACAAGCAGGCTATCGCGAAAGCGATTCGCGAGAATGACGCCAAAGGCGTAGGCATCGGGATGAGGCCACTATGATTAGTGACATTTGGTTCTGGTTTAAGAAATTGCTGCGAGGTAGCCGATGAATTTAACTTGGCTGTCAGTTACCATCGCCCTTCTGTTCGCCAGCATCATTTCAAAACCAACGGCAACTTATCGCTACCACGGTCCCGCAGTACTCAATGATTTATCTGTGACACCAGGCAAAGTCCGCACGACCAATGCCAAAGAAGTTTGTTACGGCGGTTCTACTTCCCAGTATCGCCACACAACTGAAAAAGAAAAGAATCAGGTTTATGAGTGGTATGGTGCCAAAAAGAAGCCGGGTATCTGTTGCGAAGTTGACCACTTGGTCTCACTTGAACTTGGCGGCGCAGATGAAGTTGAGAATCTGTGGCCTGAACCTTACTCGCCGAAACCAGGCGCCCATGAAAAAGACTTGGTTGAAAACTGGCTGCACAAAGAAGTCTGTGCCGGACGCATGCCACTAACTCAGGCCCAGGCGAAGATATCCCAGGATTGGTACGCAGTTTTCTTGATGATGCATGAGCGGGCTCAGGCGGCATCGTATTGGGCGGAGGTTGTCGATGGACATTGACGTTCCCCTCCAGCCCAAGCAGCTCGAAATGTACAACCTGGCTGAACAATCCCAGTTCACGACTATCGGCATCGGCGGGTCAAGAGGTTCATCGAAGAGTCATGGCGGCAGGGCAGTCATGCTTCTTCGCCGGCTGAAGTATGCCAACACGGCCGGCGCGATTTTCCGGCGCAAGATGAAACAGATTCGCAGCAATCATCTGGAGAATGGTTACTTCAAACAGTATCCCTTCATGCGGGAATGGTGGCAAGAATCCAAGCGCACAATCCAGTTGCCTAATGGTTCCCGAATCGTATTCATCTGCGCGGAACACCCAGGAGACATTGAAGACTTCCAGGGTGATGAGTACATGGACCTGATGGTTGATGAAGCCGCCCGTGTCACGGAGAACGAGCTTGTCAAACTTAACGTGACCAGACGCTGGACCGGCCGGTTTGGCGGCAAGGCCATGGATGACTGGATGTGCAAGACATGGTGGTTGATGAATCCTGGAGGGCCGGGCCATAACTACATTCGCCGGGTAATGTACAAGAAAGAATTCCATGGTGGCGAGAATCCATCTGCCTACAAGTTTCTTCAGGCTTATGCGTGGGACAATGTCGAATGGTCTCTATCGCAGCTTGAATCTCGTGGATTGACAGCAAAGGATTATTATTCTTGGTCAGATGAGGAACGGTTCAAGTTTTTCATTACTTACACACAGTATGGCCAGGAACTGAACGCACTGCCAAAAAGGTTGCGGCTCGGCTGGCTACTCGGGAATTGGGATGAATTTGCCGGCCAGTTCTATGATATTTGGGACCCAGACAAGCACGTTGTTCGCTGTATGCCCGACCGCGAATGGCATCCGCGATGGCTTGCTATTGACTGGGGATTCCAGCACCCTATGGCTTGTTACTGGATGGCACGGGTTGGAGACAAGACAAAAGTTTACCGCGAGCGGGTGGATAACCTCCACTCAGCTCGGGCTCAGGCGCAGGAAATCGTCGACAGGACACCACTTGATGAGAGAAAACTGGTTGACGCAATTTACTTGTCGCCTGACGCTTTTCAGAAGCGCAGTGAGCAAGATTCGTTTGCTGAATTGATGGGCCAGGTATTTACTCAGTATGGAATGCCGTACCCGACGCCAGCCGATGATGACCGTAAGCATGGTGCTCAGTGCATGTATGACCTGATGAAATACAACCAGTTGGAAATTGACCCGTCATGCAAAAGTTTGATTGAAACAATCCCGATGGTCTGCACTGAAGAAGATGACCCGGAAGAGATTGAAAAGTTCGATGGGGATGATGCCTGGGATGCTTGCCGGTATGGCTTGAAGAGTCGACAGCGCCCTGGAGTTAAACCAGTTGTTGAAGTTGCGACGGAGAAAATCGCTGCATTCGCTTTGGCTAAGAATAAAGAAGTCGAAGATTTGGATATCAATACACTTGCTCAGTTGCATCGCCGCGCTACACACCAAGAACGAGTGAGACGCGGGAAGCGGCACGGCGGGCTTGGAAGAATCTGGCGGCCGCAGTCAGTATAAGGAGGAGTGATGCCAGCATATCCGGGAGTAGCCGGTTCATTTGTATCGGCGAAGTCTAACTTCGGGCCGATAGCTTTGCAGAAAGGTGAAAGTCATTATGTTGTCGGAGCTTTAGCCGCTGGCGCCACTCAACTTCCGGTGAATGATGGCAACGTTACATTTGAGAATTTCGCCGGGGCTTCTGAAGCTGTCAACCTTGAAAGTCAACAGGGGGATACAGCGCCGGCTGTATCGGTCGAGGTTTTATTTAATGGAGCTCCTGGCGCCGGGGAAGTCATAGCCATACAAGAAGCGGAAACGGATGCCGATGGATTCTACATCACACCGTCAAATGCGACATATACAATCAACGCTTTTAACGCGAACAACGCCGCTCGAGCCGACTTGGCTCCGACTGGTGGGAAGTTTATGCGGATTACCAGGACTCGTGGCGCAAACGCGGTTGACTGTACTGTGAAAATTACGAGGCTCGGATGAAACGATTATTATCATTAATAATTTTGTTTTGGGCTGCAGTAGTATTTGGCCAAGGGCAAAACTTCCCCCTTCCTGCCAGCGGCTCGTTGCCGCAAGTGACCTCCAATCCAGTTTGTCCTCCCACGGGAGCAGGACTGTACTTAAATACAGCCACCAATCAGCTCCTTCAATGCAATAACGGCGTACTCTCAACGGCGACGGGATCGTGGGGGCAGTCCGTAGACGTAACCTTATTTGGCGCAAAGTTTGATGTGCAGGCGTCATTCTCCGCGACGCTTAATAGCACCGCTACTGTGGTAACAGGTGCGAACGACCCGGCATTTGTTTGCCCAGGCGCCGCGTTCCCCTGTTCTTCCGGTGGCGACGTGGGAAAGATTGCGTTCGCCGTCCATGCTGCGGCGTCAGGAAACGTCACTGCTACCGACTGCCCAGATACCACTATTTCTCAAGTGACCGCCGCGCATACCGCCGTTCTCGCGGCGGCCTGCACTGCCTCTGGAACTTCGCAATTTGTTTGGGGCCACGATGACACAACGGCAATACAAGCAGCCGATACCGCGGCCAATGCCAGTTGCGGAAACGTCCTTTTGCCCGCCGGAAGCACTTTCGTGAATGCGGGATTCGGCAACACCAGCCAGGCAAGCTACTGCCTCATCGGCGGGGGCGGCGCGAGAACGTCCAAGAGCTGGCTGGGGGCGGGGCGCAACGTCACCCGCATCATTCCCCGGCCGAGCTTCAATTTCAGCACGTCAACCTCCTGCAACGGAATCCTCATCTCGACTTATAACGGCTGTTTCATGTCGTCGCTGAACACCAACATCTACAACCTGATGATCTGGGGCGTGAACTATGGGCCTTCCGGCAACACGCGCAACGTCGCCGCTATCACGATGGGCCAGAGCGGGAAAAACAGCACAATGCAAAACGTCGAAGTCAATATGTGGAACGCCACGGATACGACCACAGTTGGCATCGCGGCCATCGGCTCAGCAACTGGGTTGATTAACGTTGAAGTAGATGGCGCTGGGAATAGTCCGCTATATGCTGGGGGCGGATGGCTGACGATTACCGGGTCACCTTGCTTCTTCGGTGACACGCCGACCGGAGTACAGTTCGCAGGTTCGGCAACACTTCCCACGATGTCCTCTGGCTGCGTGTATTCGAGCGATGTGCTCACCGGAATCTCGCAGGTATCTGTAATCGGTGGACTGAACAGCACAAATGATACCTTTGGAAGTTTCAACCAAACGCAAGCCGGTGTGCGATGCCTGAGCGTTGGCGGCACGGGTGTCGTGAACATAGTTAATGGGCAGGTGGATTGCTCCTCATCGCCTACCGGAGCTTTCGCCATGACAATGGCATCCGGCGGCATTATTAGGGCCACTCAAACGCAGTTCAAGGCCACGAACACCACGGGCACGGACTTGTTTATCCCCGCCGGGGCAACGTTCATAGACAACGGCGGGAATACGTTTCTCACGACTTCGGCCAGCAGCATCGCTGGAAGTTTCCTCAATGAAGCGAACTCGGCGAACCAGGTTCTTGTCACAGCGGCAAAACTAGTTCTGAGTGCCAATTGGGGAACGAGTGCCGCTGACTCCGCACTCTCGGGCGGAAACTCTCCCATCCAATTCACGATCACGAACGGAAGCGCCGCGACTGGCGCATCGCCAACGATCACCTATACCTTCCCGACGCCATATAAGATGGCTCCATTCTCCTGCACAGCGACGCAGACTGGCGGAACGAATGCCGTTGGGACGTTCGCCACTTCATCGC